GCTGGTACTCTTATTTGGTATCTATGGTTCTGATGGTTCTCAATGACGGTCGGCGTGCTGCTTCAGAGGGGCCGCTGGCTATTGGAGTGGAGAGTTCTCACGCGCGCGGGACCATGACGGGGTTGATCGCTTCAATCACAATACATTTTTTACGGTGACTGTCAAAAACCTATAGTACTTTATGAGCAAATCAATCCTTGTTCTTGCTGCTACGTTACTGCTTTGCATGGTGCTGATGTTCAGGTGGCAGTTGGTTATAGGTGCGCACACTGCAGGGTACGCAAGGGCTTACGCGCTAGACCGTTGGACCGGCACCATTTACCTGATAGAAGATGACGCCAAGGCTGAGGTAAAGCTTACAAAATGAAGTCCCATCTTCAAACCTTGTTAGGCATGCTTTTTTGGCTGAGCCTGGGAGCCTTATTGCTTTTTTGGTTCCAGGAGGTCAACAGCAAGAAGGCCGAAAAATCCAGCGTCACAACCGAAAACCGAGCCCAGCGCAAGCAAGCTGTTCAAGATGTCATCAAGGCTGGTCCCAAAACAACCGAGTGGCAAACCCCCCAAGGAACCCTTATTGAGCTCAATATCCCACGGTCAACCATGGGCGGGACTCTTGTTGAGAACAAGCGGTGTATTGTCTGGCGGGACGCCATCACAAAAACGGCGTCATTGTCGTGTGACCAAAAAGAGATTGATCTGGAGCGCCTAGATCCAGACCCGCCAGAAATCCCGTATAAGTTCTGAGAACCCGCTGCGGCGGGTTTTTTTTCGCCCATCCGTTTTTTTGGCGACGCCTTTGGACTTCAAGGGGTCGGTTGTAGAGAATTTATTTTGGCATTTTGTTATGCATATTGCTTGACAATAGATTATGCATGATGCATACTTTCTTCCATCGCACCAAAAACCGCGAAACACCCTAGACCTGGCGACACGAGGTCTAAGCAACAAGGATGCAGAAGGCGGGGTTAGCTCTTAAAGGGCGCATCGGTTTAGGTGTGTAAAGCGGCGAGAAATCGCCATGTTTTACCCCGATGGAGACGGCAATGAATGCAAACCTGCCAGCATGCCTAGCGCAAGCACTGGCCCCCTTTGCGCCCCCTCAAAGCGTGGTGCACAAGATCACCGAGGCTGATCGCCTCAAGATGGACATGCAGCGCATTGCGGATTACAAAAGCGGCGAAACGCATCGTCGCCTTGTGAGTCGGCTGGCCAATGAACAGGCTCGCCGGGACATGATGATCGGCGGTGCATTGTGATCCGGCCTTCTACCCTGCTGCTGCTTATTTCTGGTGTTTTAACCCTTGGCAGTCTTGGGGTTGCTATTGACATGGACGACATGAGCCATGAGTGGGCGCAGTCTCAGGACTTAATCGCCGCACAGAAACAAGCAGCGAAAGAGGCTGAACTATTGCGCCGTGCGGCGATTGTTTGCGGGAATGCCTCATACATTGAGGTTGATGGAATGTATCGCTGCCAGCCACGCAAGGGCAAAGGTCAAGGTCAAATTATTGCGGGGGCGTTATGAATTGCTGCGACTACCAATGCACCCAAGGCAGAGACTGCCCTGCACGCAAACCCGCTGCCGCAGTCACCCCAAAAGCAGAAGACGAAGACCAAACCATCTACGTGTTTGAGTGGATCGCAAAGGTCATGGCCAGGGCAATCATTTTCATTTTTGTTTTCGTAACCGCACTGCTGGGCGCGTACCAGCTTCTCAATATTTTTTTCACTAAGTAAGGATAGCCATGAACGCAATTACAAAACATGAATCCGCCCTCCCGGCATTGGCAATGTCGGAGGGTGACCTGATCGAAGTCTTATCGACCAGCCTCTACCCTGGCGCAAACAACAACAGCATCAAGATGGTGCTTGGGTATTGCAGGGCATCCGGCCTCGATCCAATGCAAAAACCCGTGCACATCGTTCCAATGTGGGACAGCAAGGCCAAGCAGATGCGCGATGTGATCATGCCGGGGATTGGCTTGTACCGCACCCAGGCGGCACGGACCGGATGCGCAGGGGTTACAGAACCGGAATTCGGGCCGGATGTCACTGAGTCCCTGGGAGGTCAGCAAATCACATTCCCGGCATGGTGCAGGGTTACGGTCAAGCGCAGGCTTGCCACCGGTGAAGTGGTGGACTTTACTGCCAAAGAACTCTGGAAAGAAAACTACGCCGTCAAAGGCGGTCAGGAAAAAAGCAACGCCCCTAATGCCATGTGGACCAAGCGCCCCTATGGGCAGTTGGCCAAGTGTGCAGAGGCTCAAGCCTTGCGCAAAGCCTTTCCCGAGATTGGCTCAGAGCCAACAGCCGATGAAATGATTGGCAAGACCCTTAACGAGTATGCCGGGGACACGATTCCCGGCTACACCGAAGAGGAATTCAAGAATTTCATCCCGGTTTGGCAGAAGGTTGTCAACAAGGGCAAAACCGTGGGCGATGTCTTGTCCACCGTCAAGACCGTGGCGACCCTAACGCCCGAGCAAGAGGCATTCATTCTCTCGCTCAAAAAGCAGGAACCGAAAGTAGAACCAGCCCCAACCATTGATTCCGAAGACCCTTTTGTGAAAGCACTTGACTGATGAAAACCCTAAACCTAATCCAAGGCAGTCCTGAATGGTTTGCCCACCGAGCTACCCACTGGAACGCCAGCGATGCCCCGGCCATGCTCGGTTGCAGCCCCTACAAGACCCGCACAGAGCTTCTGAAAGAACTCAAGAGCGGGATTAAGCCAGAAGTTGATGCCGGTACTCAGCGCCTATTCGACGACGGCCACCGCTTTGAAGCATTGGCCCGCCCATTGGCCGAGAAGATCATTGGCGAGTCCCTGTATCCGGTGACTGGTGCAGAGGGTAAATACAGCGCGTCTTTCGATGGGTTGACCATGGCCGAGGACATCGCGTTTGAACACAAGTCTCTTAATGCAGAGCTACGCGCCTTGATGATTGATGATTGCTTGGGTTCAGAGTTGCCCCTGCAATACCGGGTCCAGATGGAGCAGCAGTGCATGGTGTCCGGCGCAAAGCGGATTCTGTTCATGGCAAGCAAGTGGAATGGCGACACGCCGGAGGAAAAACGCCATTGCTGGTACACGCCCGACCTTGAGTTGCGCCAGCAGATCATTGCAGGCTGGGAACAATTTGAGCAAGACCTTGCCGCCTACGTACCGCCCGAAGTAATCGTGCCAGCCGTGGCCGCGCCACAAATGGGACTGCCAGCCGTCAGCATTACCGTGAACGGCTCCATCGCCTTGGTGGACAACCTGGACAAGTTTGGTACTGCGCTGACTGCCTATGTTGAACGCATCAATAAAAAACCCGAAACAGATCAGGATTTTGCGGACCTTGAGGCCACCGTCAGGACATTGAAAAACGCAGAGGACGCGCTGGACGCCGCCGAATCAGGTGCATTGGCGCAAACCGACAGCATTGATGCCATGCGCAAAACGGTTGAGCTCTACCGTCAGACCGCCCGCACCAATCGCCTGCTGGTGGAAAAGCTGGTGAAAGCCGAAAAGGAAAACCGCCGCAATGCCATCGTGGGCGATGCCGTGGCCGATTTGGTTAATCACGTCAAGAGCCTGAATGCCCGCCTGGGTAAAAGCTTCATGCCCATGATTGCCAATGACTTTGCCGGTGTCATCAAAGGATTGAAAAGTCTGGACAGCATGAAGGACAAAGTGGCCGGGGAGTTGGCGCGCTGCAAGATCGAAGCAAACGCAGTGGCTGACCGTATTCAGGCCAACATGAAAAAGCTGATTGATGCCGGTGACCGTTGCAGTTTTCCAGATGCAGCCACATTGGTTCTTAAGGCATCCGAAGACCTTGATGCAGTCATCGCGCAGCGCATTGCCGAAGCTGATCGCAAGCTGGAAGAACAGCGCAACCGCATCCGAGCCGAAGAGCAAGCCAAGGCCGAAAAAGATGCACGCGAGAAGCTGGCAGCCGAAGCCGCCCAGCGCGCCCAGGCCGAGGCAATCATAGCGTCTGAGTCCGGGAATGAAGATGCCGCTTTTGCTGCGCAAGAAATAGCACGCCAAAAAATCGAAACGGCGGGCGAAGTTAAACGCATCGTCACCGCTCCTGATGTTGCACCAGTCCCAAGCCACCCAACACCAGCCCTGCCTCAATCCGTTGTCTCCATCATGCCTGCAGAAGTGCAGCGTGTATTCCAGTCAGAGCAACCCACGCTCAAGCTGGGACAAATCGGTGAGCGCCTGGGGTTTGGTGTAACGGCAGACTTTTTACGTGGCCTGGGCTTTGAGCCGGCCGCTCAAGTCAAAAACGCCAGTCTGTTCCATGAATCAGATTTTCCCCTGATCTGCAATGCGCTCATAGCTCACATTGAAGAAGTTTCAGAGAAGCATGAGGCTGTAGCGGCATGCTAACCCCTCAATTCAATCTAAAAACGTGCCCAAAGCGCCAAAGTACAAGGGCTGTGGCATGAGCACCGCCCACAGAATGCGCAGCCACGCCAAACATCAATCCCGCCACGCACTGGCAGCCGTGCACATCCTGGCTGCAAATTCAGAG